CGGCATGACCCCCACCGAATTTAAATTAATCCGCGAGCGGGCTGACCTTACACAAAGTCAGCTTGCCCGCGTTCTTCGCCTATCGGACAGCCGCACCATCCGCCGCTATGAGGACGGATCTAGAACCGTCAGCGGGCCCGTGGCGATAATTCTCGAAATGATGGACGCTGGCGAACTGCCTGAGCGCTTCCGCCGTTAAAGCACATCCCCCAGCCCCGGGCGCTGCTTCACCGGCAAAGGGTAGAACGCCATCACCACACTATCGGCAAGGTTGGGCGAAGGGCTGCTATCCGGCTGCTTGTCGACCATAGTTTTACCAGTGCCGCTGGTCTTCTGCTGGGGTTGTCCGAGTTCATCACATAGCTGGTCGAGCCATGGCAGGTCTGGAGCAAAGCTGGCGAGCATTTCGGGATCGTACGGCTTACCGTTGAGCGCCTTGTAGGAATTGTGGCAGCGCTGACGCATCGCGAACCATGCCTGAGCTTTGAGGTTCTGGTATTGGTCCTTGTTCTTCGGCGAGCGGCGATTGTCCGGGTCGGTACGAGCGTCGGGATCGAGTACCGAATAGCCGCCATTCCACGGAAGCAAATCGAACCCCTCGGGCTGCTTACCCTCGCGCCCCATACTTCCCCATTCGCCGGTTACACCTTCACCCACGCCCGCACTGTCGTAGTAACCGCGATCGGCTCCGTGCGCAACATTGTTCGCAACAGCCTTGCGAGTGGTGAGCGCGGTGTCGTAGCCATTCCACTTGTCGAGAAAGAACAGCTCAATCCCCTGCCTGATTGCCTGAGCGTTCTCGTCCCCGCCATCCTCTGCCCCCGCTACGTCAAGCGCGCTGTAGGTCTTGCCAGTTGGTTCGATGCCCAACTTGTCGGCTAGTCCAACACATGCGTCGATCCAGAGGCGTGGAATGACCACCTTGGAGCCCATACTTTCGTATTCACCGAGCCACGTATGCTCGAAGCCTTCCGGATCATCCTCCCGGTCGCCTTCCGCTTCCAGACGCAGTTCATCTGGCAGGAACGGGTTATCGGTATAGTTCGCCCGGACCACGATAGCGTCGTCCCGCTTCTTGCGCCGGAGAAGCTTCTCAATCGGGTCGGACTTGCGGCGTGGGTTCCAGCTTGCCCATATCTCGCTTCCAGGCGCGCGGATGGTAGGCCGGAGCAGCTTTAGCGAGCGGTCGGAGATGGACTGCGCTTCCTCGATCCATGCGATCATGAACCCTTCGAGCGACTTGATGCTGTCGGCGGTGTGGTCCTGCATCCCTTGGAAAATGCAAACGCCCTTGCCACCGATACGCTTGATTTCGGTGGTCTGTATTTCGAACAGATGCGAGACGCCCATGTCCGCAATCTTGTCCTCGATCAGCTTCTTGGCCGAGAACTTGAGAGACTTCTGGATTTCGCGGATGCAAACCACGCGCCAATCGGGGTTCGCCACCATCGCCTCGACGAGCAGTTCGGCGAAGAAATGGGACTTACCCGAGCCGCGACCGCCATACGCGCCCTTGTAACGCGACGGTTTCAGGAGCGGGAAGAATACCCTCGGGGTTTCAATTGTCAGGGTCGACAATGCGGCGTTCGATGAGCGTGAATGCAACAGGCGCGTCCGTCTCATCGCCTCCGGTTATGGCTTGGGCAGGCTTGCCGTGTGCGCGGTCGAGCAAGGCATTGGCGGCCGAGACGCGGGCGGAGGCGGGCTGCTTACCATCCTCCATGATTTCGGCCAACGTCTTGAGCGCTGTGGTGGTGTACGCCTGCGCTGCCTGCTTGACCTCGGCGGTTGCCTTGTTCGGCGTGCCTTTCTTGCGACCACCGCGCCTCTCACCGGGCTTTGAGCCGCGATTTGGGTTGCTGGCACGTTTACGGCTTTTCGATGCTACTTTTGCCGTCACGCCGCAGCCCTCCTGATCTGCCGGCGGGTCTGCGCGCCGGTGATGGTGATCCACTTGCGGATGAGGTCGGAGCGCGCGCCGTAGAGGTGCTCGACGCGCTCCCAACCGCCGATAGCGAACTGCTCGGCGAACTCGGGCGGTGCAGGGGGGATGGTGCGGGTCATTCCCATACCCAGCCTTGCGGCAGCATACCGCGATAGCGACTACGCCATGCTGGAGTTCCATCTATATCGGGCATACCCGCCCCCTCGATAAGCCACTGCATGTCCAGAGGCGAATATCCATTGGAGCACCGGAATGCTCTGCGCTTCCCTGTAATTTCGTTCTGTTCATAGGTGAACACGCCAGCGTCGAACGCATGACGCCATGCGAAAAGCGATTTCAGCCAACGCTTCATGCCTCAATCACCCCCATCGCCGAATCCGCCATCAGCTCGGCAAACTCCTCCCGAACCGAAACAGGCGCCCGGTTCCAAGCGCGGACCAGCGCCATGAGCGCATCGTCCTCGGCGTCTTCCTCGCGTGGGAGGATCTGACCGGTCTCGACCTTGCGCAGCATGGCCTTGATGCGCAGCTTCTTCGCCGGGAGCTTTTCGCGTTCGGCCTCGCGGAGCAGCGGCAAAGCGTCCTGCGTGGGTAGGTCGGCCACGTGGGCGTGGTGCTCGAAGCTGAGCGATGCGCATCGCTGCGAAGGCGGGAAGGCTCGGGCGGTCTTCTCGATGCGCTTGAGGTTGCGCGGATCGTCGGAGACATCGGCCAGCGCGAGATCGAGTTGCTCGGGGAAGTGCTCGCGGCCGAACAGGATCCAGTCGCCAACCAAGAAATCCAGATGGCGCTTGGTGGAGGCGAGCGCACGGCCCTGGGCAAGCCAGTCGTCGAAAGCAAGATTGTCGGGCAGGGCGAGCGCAAGGGTTTGCGCGGGCGCAGCTTCGATGGTCGTCAGTGCGTTCATAGCGATCCCTTTCGAGGAGGATCGCCGCGTCGCCGACCGATATGCCAGATGGTGGAGGGAAAGGCAAGAATTGAGGGCGGGAATTACTTCAAGGAAAACTTCAAAATTCTTTCAAGATTGGTTTTTGGCGGTTTTCTGCGGGTTTGGTGTATTCTTTCAATTATTCAATCATTCAATGGTAATCTATATCCTAACCCCTATGGCACCCCCTCCCCCTATTCACGCGCGCGAGAAAAATTGAATTTTTGAAAGAAAGGCCGGACCCGCGCTTTTCTGCGGGTTTCCGGCCTTGAAAGAATTCCTTGAAAGAAAAAACCGCCTTGAACCTTAACGGGAGGCGCGCAACAATCTAACTAACGTCATAGACAATCTTGCGCGTCCTTCCTCGCTCCCCTTCCGGCTTCGGCATTTCGTCGATGCGGATTTGCCCGCCCGCTTCGAGGTCGTTGAGGATCTCGGTGCGCTCGCGCGCCTTGAGCCATTGCGATCGGCGGGTGAGTTCGGAGAGGTCGATACCGGCGGCGCCGGCGTCCTTCACGATCATGTGCAGGCGCTTGAGGCGTGCTTCCTGTTCGTTGTCGGCCACGCGTTCCTTGACCGCTTGCATGAGCGCCTCGACGCTCTGGCGTGCGACCATCATGCCCCATTCGAGATCGCGGCACGAGATGGCGGGCCGGTCGGGGTTGTCGGTGATCGCCTTGACCAGTGCGATCTTGGCGGCGTTCTCGGCCAGGCGGGCGATGATGCCGGTGAGGTTGGAGCCGCGGTGCTCGCGCAGCATGGATATTTGCCGGTCGCGGTAGGCCCGGGCGAGCTCGGCCGCGTCATCGTCCGCATAGGGCACGGTGTAGGGCTTGGGAACGATCTGCGACGCCTCGCCGATCGGGAACGGGTTGTGTCCCGCCGCACCTTCCGAGATGGCTTGCACGAGGTCGACAAGGTCTTGCGGAATGTCGCGGCGCGCGAGGTCGTGCTGCGCATCCGGATAGTCGTTCTCCGATTGGAAAATGAGCATGCGCGCGAGCGATCCGTCGAGCACGTTGCCCGATGACAGCGAGCCCCAGAATACGCCGGGGGTGGTGACGCCGAAGAGGCAAAGGCAGGGCTGCTCGATGACCTCGCGCGGCTTTTCCTTGTCGTTGGCGTAGGCCGTGCCGAGGAAGGTGCTGTCGGCCAGAGAGTAGAACTCGGTCAGGTTGTCGATGATCTCGGTGATGTGCTTCGGCGCGCGCTTGCGATCGGCAGCAGAGGATATGAGGAACCCCACCTCGTCGAGCGGGAACAGGATGGCCGGGTGCCGGGTCACTGCGGTGACGAGGCCCGAGCCGCTGGCGATCTTGGATCCGCCGACTTGGCCCGCGAGCCCGGCCTCGATCATGAGACGGGTGACGGCGCGCAGCGGGTGATCCTTGCCGCCGCCGGAATCGCAAATGCCGATGCTGTAGATATTGGTGCGCAAATTGGTGGGCCCGGCGTAGCGCCGCCCGGCGATGGCGCCGAACATGGCGATAGACGCGCCAAGCGTGACCCAAGGCTGCGGCGAGGGCGCGGTTGCGATGACGTGGCGCACGAAGCGCGCGAGACCGCCATTGCCGAGATCGGCCAGCCATTGCGGCTCGGATGGGGTGATTTCCTTTGCGCCGTCCGGCCCCCTATTTTTCGCAGTTTCCTGCGGGTTTGAGACTGATTTCCTCTCGGCGTCCGGCCGCCCCTCTGGCACCTGCGGCGCCATCTGCGCACGCGCCTTGGCTTTCATGTTCTCGACCAGCGCGCGGTGCTGCTCGGGGCTCATGACCTTCTCGCCCGGGGGAGGCGAGGGCGGCCCATCCGCGCGGACCAGCTGCAGAGTGCGGGCCGCGGCGCGCTTGGGATCGCGCTGGTCGAGGTAATGGGCGGAAACCGCGTTCTCGGCGTTGAGCAGCGTCCCGACGATCTGCTCGTCGGTCAGCCCGGCGTTGGCCATGAGGCGCGCGGCGGCCACTCCGTCGCCCGAGCGGTCGTCTCCCGGCGGCTCGGATATGGCGAGGCGCACAGGATCGAGTGCAGCCAGCCCAAGACTGTCCGGCGTCTCGGGATTGATGTTCTGGGACAGGGCGATGTTGGCGGCCGGCGAAGACGCGGAAGAGGTCGCTGCGGGGAATGCCGCGGAGAGCTCGGCGGGGTCGTGAACCTCGCCTTGATCATCAACCGCCCAACCGGCCTGCGTGTCGCCGCGCCCGCGCGCGCGCTTAATGGCGTTCGGATAGTTGACGGTGCCGGGCACGCGCAGGACGCGATCGATGTTCCAGGTCCCGGGGTCGGCGTCGAAATACTCGCGCACTTGCTGGTTGATGGCCTCGATGCTGGCGAGGTTCTCGCAAGGCTCGTCGAGCCGCCAAAGGGCGTTGAGCCCGCCGCCGCTATCGATGACGAAGCTCGGGGGATGCGCAAGGCCGGTGAGCGCATCGACGATCGCTTCCTTGTCGAACTTGCCCCCGGTCTTCGGCGGGTCGATGTCGACATGCACGAAGCGGGCGTGCGAGATGTCGCCCTTGGTCGGCTTCTTATGGCGCTGCGGGCGCACCGCATTGACGCTCCAATAGACACCGAACCCGTCGGCGTTCTGCTTCTCGGTCCATTCAAGCGCCGCATCAACGTCGCGCTCGAAGTGCTTCCCGTAGATGGCGGGCGCCTTGGGATGGATGGCGACGAGGTGGATCCCGCCGAACGGGGCGAGGAGATCGAACAGGGCCCGGGCCTGGTCGGGGACGAACTTGGGGGCGGCGCGGGTCATCAGAAGGGCACTTCCTCGGTCACGATGTTGCGGACTTCCTCGGCGGTGCAGGTGAAGGCGTGGAGCAGGAACCCGCTCCATTCGTCGGCCGTCATCGCGGCGAGGTCGGTCTTGCCGATCTTCTCGAGGTAGAAGCCGATGCGCTCGCTTGCGGCCTCGACGGCGCGCTGTTCGGTATGGTCAGGCATGGTGGGCGATCCCTTGAGAGAGGAGATGATCGAGAGGCATTCCATGGAGCACGCGTCTGTGCCGGGCGGGCGGAGATGGCCTGCAATGGAGAAGTCGTGCCAGGCGAAGCCGCGCGGCGCGCGGTGGCAAAAGCACGGGGCGGTCATGCGGTGACCTCGTCCACCTCGCGCGCGGCGGTGATGATCTTGCCGCGCGTCTCGAGCCGAGAGGCGACAACCGCGAGAGCGGCTCCCTCGGCCTTGTCGTAAGCCTCGGTCTCGCTGTTCGCCTCGACCACGATGTGCGCCTGGATGATGGTGTGGACTTCATATTTCATGCTGCTTCCTTTCGCTCGTCGAAGCGGAACCCGATCACGCGGTCGTACTTTCCTTCGCGCTTCACGCGGATGTGAGAGGGGCGGGTGAGTTCGCCGGCCCGCGCGATCGCCTCATCGGTATCGCGGGGCACGGCCGGCGCTGCCCGCCTGAGCCACCAGCCCTCGGCCTTCTGGCGAGCAAAGCCGGTGTGCGAGAAGCAGACCCATTCCTTGAGGATGGTCAGGCCGACGCGGTACTCGACGCGCATGCTGTCGGGGGAGCCGGCCTTGCGGTGCGTCCGGTAGTTGATCTCGGCGACCTCGAGCCACTCGGGCTCAACCGAAAGGATGGGTTTTACATCGGGGGCCGTGCTTATTTTCCGTTCCGGCGGCGGAAATTCGAAACCGCATTCTGGGCATGCCCGGCTCATGGTGCCGCACTGGCACTGACATTCGGGGCATTCTTTTACGGGAGCTTCGCCTTCTCCATCGCCAGCCTGCTTGTCGGCCACCCAAGGATCATCGAACGGGCCATGCCGAGTGATATTCCCGCCAAGATCGAGGACGTAGTA